ACAGTTATGTGCCTTGGCAATCTGACGGGCATAGATAGCATTAGCTTTCAGTGCTTCGTCTGGACGTGCATAGCCACCAGTACGTGCAAACTTGTCACCCATGTCTAGTATAACAATGTCAGGCTTATATGACTTGCATACTGACTCCACCCATGACATGTCACGGTCACTGGCATCCTTTATCTTGATGTTATCCTTGACCACAGAGTAAAGATCACGAGCACGGGCAGGGTTATCCTTCACCTCTTGTATTGTCATGCCTGTGGCGGCAGTCAAGTACCGTGCACCGACACGGTGTGATGCTTCCTCGTTACACAGGATCACACACTTGGCACCCTGATGTGCAAACCCATTCGGAGCAGCAATCAGAGAGGCGTGAAATGATGTCTTACCTGTGTTAGGACGTGCACCTACTTCAATCAAGTGACCTGCATTCACGCCCTCTACCTTACGTGTCAGAGTAGGGATGTTAAATGTCCACTGTGATTCCAGATCATTCTTTTCAAGCAGTGTATCAATGTCAATGTCATCCCATTCAATACGTAGGTCAGGTGTGAAGTCGTCTGAATAACGTTCAAGGATGTCACGTAGTGGTTCAAGGCTACCCTTTGTACCATTCACGTAATCAAAGCCAAGGTTGGCTACATCCTCACCCACTACCTGTTGGAACAGCTTAGACAACACTTCTTGTGCTACGTCACTACCCATAGGTGACTCTTTCTTGATCTGACTAAACAGAGAACTGTAAGCATTCTTCTGTGCAGTGGTGAGGGTTGGATTGTTTGACATAAACAATGCCTCAATCTCATCAGGTGTAACTGTACGTTCATAACGATCCATAGCACGGTCAATGGACTGCTTGATCTTACGTACATCTTTACTAAACAATCGGTCAGGACACTTGGCACCACGATGATCCTCGTAGAACTCCTTGTCCATCAGACTGCGTATCAATGATAATTCCATTATGTTTCTCCTAGTGTTAGTAAGTTTTCAATGTCGGTAGGGTTACGATATTTCAGGTCATCTGTCAAACGCAATACCTTTACGTCCTCTACATAACCACGTAGTTCTTTTGCAAATTGCAGTGTCTTAGGTAGGGCATCGGGGTCAAGTGCAATGATAACAGTCTTGAGGTGTGATAAGTACTGCTTATGTACCTCAGAGAGTGACGTACCCAACACTGCTACCCCGACATATACGCCACCCTCTGAGCATCCAGAACCGCCTGTCGCACCTACAATAGCTGCACTCACACAGTCCTCAACGACTACCCCAGTTTTACCACAACCATATGCATACGGCAAGGGGTTTTTTCCATATCTTTTCCACTTTGGTAACTTTTTTCCTAGTGCTCTGCCAGTGGCATCCACCATGATATTGTTGTGTACCACAGGAAATACGACACGGTGTTCACGAACATCATACAGTAAGCCAAGGTCACGGGCATCCAGTTCCCATGTGTCACAGAACTCCTGCACTGCATCATAGTCTTGTACAACCCACTCAGGTTTGTGAAAGGTTACTGCCTCTGTTTCATCAGCTACACTACCCAAAGACTTACGAATGTCATCACTGGTAAGGTGTGTACGTGTGCCACCAGACACACGACACCCTGCCTTGTAACAATTCCATACAAGTTGACCCATGTTATTGGTAGCTGTAAACGTTTTAATGCCACCACATACTGGGCAGTTAGTACGTTTAGTCTCACCATTAACTATGTTCATATCACTTATATGTTCTTTTATATTCATTATGTATCACTTTCTGTGTTGTTCGTTTCACTCAAGCATACAGACATGTCTCTCTGTGTCAAGGCATTATTTGCACTTTCGTAAGTGTGCTTCATATATGGTTTCACAGATGCAACATGAGTATGTCCTGTCACTGCCATGATTTGTGGCAAAGGTACACCCTTGTCTACCATTTGGGTTACACCAGTACGACGAATGTCCATTAGACGTAGCTCATCGGATAGCTTTGCTAGTCTCATGATGTTCCGTCCAACCTTGGACAGTCTCTCCATAGCATATGGTTGGAACCTACCGTCACGTGGCTGCGGATGCGGTGCAACCCATTCTTGAAAACCAAAGTCAGCTTTCTGCTCTAGCAGCATGGCATTCAGGTTGTCACTGATAGGCAGGAACACCTCTGACCTACGCTTGCTCTGTTCCAACGTCAGTTGTTGCTTCTTCAAGTCAAGGTTATCCCAACGCAGCATACGCATGTCACCCAATCGTTGGCACCACTCATATGCCATGTGCACAATCAGTCCAACGTTACGATACTGGAAGTCACTGTATGCTACATCCAAGAATTTATTCACCTCACCATGTGTCCATATAACTTTACGCTGCCTCTGCTGTTTACGTTTGATCTTGGCAAATGGATTTTGCTCTGCGTGTTCCATCTGAATGGCGTAATTGTATACTCTACTCGCACACGTTGCCGCATGGTTAGCAAAACTGATCCCACGTTCAACCCATTTCTCATATGCTTGCTTTGCAACTTTAGGTGTAACCTCTCTGTACTTACGGCACCCAATTGTTTGGTGTACCACTGTCAAGAAGTACCTGTAATCAACCTTGGTTGAATCACGTAACATCTTGAAATCATTAGATAAATAATAAAAGTTGATAAGGTCTGTGACCTTGCTGCTTGGCTTCAGCTTTACAACTTTTGCTTGTTCTTCACGGTATGCGTCAATGTCTCTGTTGTATTCACGTGCAATCTGTCTTGCAACTTTTGGATCGTCACCTAGTTCTTCACGTTCTACTACTCCCTCATTCACCAATGCTTGCGGTGGATTGAAACGGTACGAGATGTCACCCGAAGGTGACACTCGCTGTTGTACATATCGTGGTAAGGTTCTCATGTGTTATGCAGCCTCCAATGTAATGAACCGATCATCAGATACCCACTTGGATACCTCTTGCTCCCGTGACCACATACTGATGGCCTGTGTGTCGTTGCCTGTGTTACGTAGGTTAAACCCGTTACGTTCATCGGCATACGATGCATAGTTTGTGAACGCAGAGTACAACGCCCACTTGTTGTGACCACGTGTCGCAGCCTCTTGCAGATACAGCATGTACATTTTCTCTGCCTTACGTTCAGATGAAATCATTTCTTCCAACAGAGAACGAATGTCCACATACTTTGTAGATGTCTGCGCCCACACTTGCATCTTACCTGCCTCAGTGTAGAAGTCAGTTCGAGCACGAGCAAGTTCGTAGATGAAACTCTCCATAGAGAAGTTTGCAGTGTTCTTCTTACGGATTTTGTCATACTCTCCACGAATACATCCGTTGGTGCAGAAGAAATCAATAGCACCGAAGTACACTTGGTTGCTGCATGAACCGTCAATACCATGTAATGATATAATACGATTACCAATCTGTGTTTGGTGCTTATCAGTTGTGATGTCCACCTGCATGTCAGGCAGTTCAATGTCAAGCATTGACCATGCACCATTACGTGCAGTTTTCCAATTGAACTTGGCATTCATCAGTTCAGACGAAAGCAGTTCGTCAGTCACAGTTTCCATGACACCACGGTAAAAGTCACCATGTGATGCACACTTGAATGACTTACCAACGATACCAAGGTACTCGCCAGTGTCAGCATTGATGACGTATTTCTTGTCATTAACCTTAGTAGGTTCAAATGCTACGTCAAAGTCTAAGTGAGTTGGAATATCAAACGGCATAATTTATCTCCTTCAGTTGTTTGTATGGCAACTGTGCCATAGTTATATAGTTATGTCAACATCTATTTGTAAAAGATGTGTGATCCATGTTGTACTGTTTTAGTATAGTGGTCAGCCCAGTACGGCTTGACATACGTTGCATGGTAATGTGTCGCACCGTCAGTGACATCAGGTACAGTACCCATCATTACATCGTAGGCCACCAGTGATGCCAATGCCCATGCTCTGTGCTCTGTGGGTGTGTCTGACTTACCGTCACAGTACCAACTGAACTGGCACTTGTGCTTGCCTTTACTGTAGCCCTGATGCACTACGTCACACACAGTGTCAGGGTATCGGTCAGACTGAACACGGTTCATCACTACGTGGGCAACTGCATACTGCCCAATCATACTGTCACTACGTGCCTCGTGATATACATTCAGTGCAAGGCACATCAATACAGAACTAAGCATACTCAATCTCCTCTGGTTGTAGGTACACAGTTTCAAAAGGGTTATCGTTGTCACAAAACGGACACACTTCTACAAAGTGTTCTCCTTCTTCAAACACACGATCACATTGTAAACAGTGTACTAACTCATGCTGCTGCATATACATCATCCCATTGCCAATCAAACCATGTAGGCTTGTTACGTTTACTCCAGACCATATCAAACCTATGCTGTTTGGTATGATAAAATTTACGGTAACTATCCACAGGCCAGAAGTCACCAGACTTCAAGTGTGTATATTCACTGAAACATTCAGGGTGCGGTGTCAGATCACCTTCAGGTACACACATGATACCGTCACGTAGTGCTTCAATGAAACGTTCTGATGCATGTCGTCTGCCATAACGGTGAGTGTATTCCAGACACATATGGTTCCACAGTCTGAAAGCAAAGTTGTAATTAGCACGGGTTTCCCCTGCCCATAGTGTACATGGATGCTTTGCATGTGCAGTTTTGTATAACTCATGCTTGTCTGCAAAGTCTGGGTCATATCTACGCACCACAGTGCATAGCATTTGTGCTTCTTCCAGTGGCATCTTGACCACATGCTTGTCACACAATGCTTGTGCAATCTCTTGCGGTGTATCAGCTATAATGAAACGGTTCATTACCAATCCTTTCTAGTTTTCCAGTACACCCAACATGTGCAGCAATGTTCCTTGCCAAGGCATAGGTCAATTAACCACACAACGTTGGGGCGTTTGTCTTTTTTCCATTGCCAGTTTCTGGCACTGAATGTTTGATTATTACTGCCGCCCAGTATGACGTTAGTCAACACACTTACTGCGATCAGTATTCGGTTTAGGTATCGGACGATCCGACCAGTCATCACACGGGTCATCCTGTGGCATCTGTTTGTCGCACGATGTTGATGTAGATAAGGTATTCACCTTCAGCATCCTTCACGTTAGAGGTCAGGATCACTTCGTCCCCTGCCTTTGCATATTGCTTTAGCTTCTGTATGCTAATGCGTTTGTCACCACGTTTACCTGTACGATAGAAACGTACATTGACACGTTCACCATCGGCATATTCGCCAGTGATAGCCAACTTACCACGTTCTACAAAGAACGGATCGTCATATGATATTTCAAAATCATCAGTCAGAAACTTCTGCACAGTTTTGTTGGCATCAATGATGCTCTTGTCTAGCATCGTTTTAGTTAGTTTGATTTTAGCTTCCATGTTTACTCCTTACTGTATCATAAATGGTGCTTCATGTATGAAGTCATACTGTTTGTATTCTTCCATTTCAAATTCGCCACATTCCACAAAGTCAATCTGGTTTGCGTCTGGGTGTTCATGTGCAGCCAAACGCATGGCAAATTCTGTGGCACTGTGCCAATCATTGATTGCGGGGTAAGTGTCATCCAACTGGATAAGACTTTCCACCCCATCTATTTCAACTACGATTTCGTAGCCCATTATTTTCATGAACGTGCTCCTTTCGCATATAGGTATGGCCTATTTCTGTGATCACCAACGATCATGCTTGGCTGTAGTTGTAGCATAGCACGTTTGGCTG